TTATTCATTATGTTTCTTGACCGCAGCTGTCATCATGTCATAGTGTTGGTTCTGATGCATGACGTAAAAGATCTGCTTGAATACTCGTTTGTACATGTCCACATCGTCATAATCCTCGACCACAAGATTCAAGCCGTCTGTGATGCCGTTCGGATTGTTGATATAAGCAAGCATAGTCGAAGCAAGCTCGTAGTCGGTCATATCTGGCTGGCCACCTGGAACTTCCTTAATAAAGTTCTTTCTGTTCTCTGGATCTTCGAGCAGCTGCTCCCGAAGACTGGTGCCTTCGTATCCACAAAGCTGTAGGAAATACGACTCGAGAATTCTGCGCATCACGTTCCGCGCCGGAATGACAGAATCCGCATCACGCAGTTCTTCCCACAGTGCTGCATATGAGCTCTGTACCGGGTTGTAATTCTCAAACTCGGTCTTTGCTTTATCCTTTGGCCTTTCGCAAATATGGACATGCGAAACATTGGCAGTCTTGCGGATCATATAGAAAGTGGTGCAATCGTAATAGCCGACCTGCTGGTAGGTTATCTCTCTATGGAAGTACACATTATGCGTCAGGATAAAGATCTGCTCGATGTACCTTCCAGCGAATATCGGATTCTCGTTTTCAACCGGATCAGCAACATTTGCACATATTCCTATCATTTCCCTGACCAGCGAACCTACGATGAAGAGGGCGCTGCTGTCCATACTTGAAACCGGATCATCGATTACGACGATCTTGTTTTTGCCAGAGTCTGTTTCTGACCGCATGCCGTGAACTACATGATAGAAGTAGAGGAACGCGATGAAGTTGCGCTCGCCCTCACTTAGATTCACGGCCACTTTACCGTCATCGCGTATGACTTCATATCCGCCTTTGACGCCTTCTTTTTCGTGCAGGCTGAATCCTTCGAATCCGGAGTCTTTCAGGTAGCCATTCATGCTTCGTACCGTATCAGCCGTGTTGATAATCCCGGCATTCAGGTCGTTTATCTCCTGTGTCAGAGAGCGATATTGTGTCTGGAGATCCTTGACCTTTTCCTGCAGCACCGCTTCTTCATCCTCGATCTTCTTTTTCGAAGCGATATAGTCGGCAACATAGTCCTTCAGGATGAAGGCGATCTTTTCCCAGACCATGCGGTTGCACTCACTTTGCTTGCTGGATTTTGCAGCGACAATGTCATTATTATTCTGAATCTGTCTGTTGATTTGTAAGACCAACGCATCCAGTTCTGAAATAATCGCATCGGCATCCTTCAGCTCTATTACCTTTACCGGTGAAGAAATCTTATCGGCAATCAGCTGATTGTTTTCGAGAATGCGGGATTGAAGCTCTGCCAATTTTGTTCCGTAAACGGCCAGTTCCTCTGCCTTGGGATAGGCGTCGTCAAGATTGCCTTGGTACAGCGCAACAAGAGCTTTCATTTTCGTGTCATAGTTAGACTGCAGAGTACGCAGTGCGTTTAGCGACTCCTGATAGCTTTCATCAAATGCGCTTGCCATAGATGTCTCAAAATCGTCTGGGGAGCTTCTGCTGACAGAACGGGCATTTTCCGTCAGCTTTATGAACATAGGCATCGTGGCCACGGCGAACCCACTCTGAAGCGTTCAGTACTTTCATGAATCTAGCAAATTCCGTCCCGCCGCTGCTCGTAATTGCTTCGGCAAGCAGCGAAAGCCCGGACAAATCATAGCTGCTGGAAATCTCAGAAGACGACTTGAACAGATCGTATCTTCTGGCATCCGGATCGAAAGCTACGTCATAGAGCTCCTTTATGGCTGTGTCGTTATGGTCGACTGGAGAATAGTCTCCAGACAGCACCTCGTCGGTAAACCGCTCGCGGGACTTCTTCTTAGTCTGGTCATAGTCCTTGCGATATTCGCGTGCGCCTTCCCAGCAGACGTTTCTGAAATTCTCCAGCAGCGGAGCTAATTCTCCATGCTTTTTGTCTCTGGCTTCAGCAGCTTTCTTACCATCCTGTGCGACCTGCGTCCGTTCCTGCGCTGCAGCCTCCGCTTTCTGCCTTGCTTCGACATTCTCCTGGCTCAGCGTAAAAACACCTTTCAGATTGCCATAGTCTGCAAAATTCTGGCTGACGAAGGTCTTATCGTAAATCAGGACAGAATAGTTTGCCGGACTGATGCCGGTTTTCCATTCAAGGCACTCTGGGTGCCTGAATGCATCCGCTATACTGCTTTTCCCGGCTCCGTTCTTTCCGAAGAAGAAATTGATGTAGGTCGGACAGACTTCCTCATCATGAAAAGTATAGGCTTCCGTAGAGGCATCAAGTTTTATCTTTGTGATCAGCGAAGTCATCTTATCCTGCATACCCGGTTCCTCCTCCCTTTACTATGTTCTATCATTCGGTGATTTTTCCTTTGCGAAGCCACTCGTCCACTTCCGAAATCTTGAATTTGTAACGCTTGCCCGCCTTGTAATAAGGAAGCTTCCCGTCTTTAATCCAGTTTCTTATCGTGTCGTTGCTGACGCTCAGATAGTCCGCTATATCTTCGAGGTTCACCCATTTTTCAGGCATTTCGTCTGCCGTCATTATTCTCTGAACTTCGTCTTTCATACTGTTCCTCCGTGTCTCAATTCGATGTTCCATATGTAAATACCGGAATCTCGATGCCTGCTTCTTGAAGTTCTTGTATCAGGTCGCATCTCTTTATTGCCCAATGCGTCCGATTCATCTCGTTGAACCGGTTGTCTCCGATAAGCTGCAGCTCTTCCAGAAGCTCATTCAGCCGTATCTGAGGAATGTCCAGTCTGTACCCGCACCAGAAGACCTTCACATCATTTTCGTAGATCTTGTAATCCGACACGAAACCGTATATGACCTTCTGGCCATCATCGGCATTACCGTACTGATGATTCTCCGCCATGAAAAGAGACGGCATCATAATGATTTGCTGCTTGTCCTCTTTCGTCATGCCAGAGAATTTTTCTTTTGTCTCCTTAGACATGCACTCGGACAAAGCTCGATCCCGCGGGACTTTGAAATAAGGCTTGTCGTACTCCTCAGTGCCGATGACAAAGATGTTGTAATACTCGCGGTTTATCCGCGGTGGCACATAAAACTGTCCTCCAAGCTGTGGCATTCCACAAAACTGCTGGTTGACCTGCATTTGAACTGTGCCGTAGTTTGCAATGGCCACATTCTCATTGCCGGTCTGTGTCACATCTGGCTTCCTGTCGTCCGGAAGATTGGAAGCTGATATTACTTCAAGTTTGTCACTCATCCGCGGCTCCTTTCTTTTCGCCGATTGTCAAATTTACTGTGCCGTAGTTTGACAGAATCGTATTGTTATCCCCGTTTTGCTGAATAAACAGAGGATTATTGATTACCTGCTGCGAAAATGCGGCAGACTGATTGTCGTCCTCTTGCTCATCTTCATTTGACTCATTATCAGGCTGGGCATCATCCGCCGGTTCCGCATCCGTGGGCTCCGGCATATATGTCCTGATGTCAGCTGTAATGCCTTTGCCCATATTGCCTGAGTAGTTTCTCGGGCCACCGCCATTCTCTGGGCACCATTCATCATATGTAGGTTTTCCGATGCTATTGTCCTTCCGATTCACAACTACATAGTGCCAGATTCCAAGCAAAAATGCTGGATAGCACACTTTTGTCAGGTCGCTAAGTGCGGCCTTTTTTATTTGCCCTCCATCGTCGCGGATGAAGAATCCTTCATCCGATGCAATGCTGTAGTCACACTGGACAAGTTCAATCAGTGCTTTTACCAATCTGACATCCTTATGCACGGTTTCTCCGAGGTCGAGAAACTCATTCACGAAATCCGTCATAGGAATCAGCGCAGACCCGTATTCCGTTCTGATTCTTTCGTCAAACACTTCTACTTCCGGTGTGTTTCCAAAGGGAAGATACTCACCCTTCGACAGCTTGCATGCCTTGAAATCATTTGTCTTTGTCTTTATCCGCTCGAGCCTTGGCGGCTCGTAATCAGGATTAATTACCTTGATAAGCCCGATGAGCACTTCCGGGTCAGAGAGGCCATCACGATCTCCTTTGTAATGCTCTCGGGCGCTTTTCCTATTCTTTAATGCCTGCAGCAGGAGTACGAAGAACGTTCCGCCGCATAGCCTTGGTATTCCATCTGTTGTCACTATTTTCCTCTGCTTTTTCAAAACCCGAACCTTAAGAACCTTACGAACTATGGCAGCCGACCTTGCGAACGATTTGGTGAGTCCTGTGAAGTGATCACGGGAGAAATCGCTCAGCTGGCGGATTTCGCATGGGATACATGGTTCAGAGCATTTCTGAACGTTTCCTACCAATTCCTATTATATCGAAATCCGTGCTCGGTTTCAATGATCTTGCGTGACTCTGGGATCAACAGTCTGTGAATTCCCCCTGTGACTGCTTCGCAAAAGCAAATCACAGGAGGAAAAATTCATGACAAAAGAATCCAAGAAGTATCGCATCTACGACAAGACCACCAAGCAGTGGTACGAGATCCCGGAGGACCAGTATCGCGAGTACGACCGCTGGCGCACGGCGCTGAGGAAACGCATGCAGTATCGCGGCGAATGCTTCTGCCCGCGCAGCAAATGGTGGCTGTGCGACGGCAACTGCCTCGACTGCGAATTCCGCAACAACACGACCGTCTCTCTTGACGATCCGCTGCCGGGCGGCGATGGAACGCTCGCCGATTACGTTCCGGACGGCGCTCCTCTTATTGAAGAGGTGCTTTCCGAGAAGGCGGAGCTGGATCAGCTCTTCGAGCGTCTGCAGGAGCTCATGCCGGAGGCCAAGCGTATCGGAGAGCTCCGCGAGGAAGGCCTCTCCGACGAGGCCATCGCCGACATCGTCGGCATCAAGCGCACGACGTTCCTGTCCCGCCTGAAGAAGGCCGAGGGGAAGCTGTCTCAGGAGTTCCCCGATTGGTTCTAATCATGCGACTCCGGCTGGCCATCGTGGTGGCCGGAGCTTTTTTCTGAAATTCTTCTTTTCCCTTCGTCAAAACGGCCCGCCCGCCTCCAGTGGGAAGTGTAAGGAGCACGAAAACAAGATGCTCCGGATTGGAGGAAACGTGATGAACAAGACACGCAACAGAAGTCCCGCGGACATCGAGGTTATCGCCGTTCTTATCGCGATAAGCCATGTATCCGCAAGACTGGCAAGGAACCTCTCGATCCTTGCCGCAGACAGACGACCATTGGAAGGAGGCAAAGAGAATGTCAAAAATGGCAGAAATGGATCAGACCATCAAGGCACTGCGCGATGCCGCCGCTGCTATTAACAGCGCGGCCGACTGGCAAAAGCTGAAACAATCCGGTGGTTCTGATGTGTTAGTCGGCTCGGGTGCAGCTAAGGCGAAGAAACTGTTTGATGCAACACAACTGGCAGCCTTTACCCAATATGCGATCGCAAAGGAATATAAAACCTTCGTCATCAAGCGTCGCGATACCAAATATTTAAACTCCTGCCTGCAGGCGGCAAAACCCATGCTGCAATGTAAGCCGACAGAACTCGACAATAATGAATTTTTACTGAACACCCCACTAGGAACATATTATCTACCAGATGGATTGTGTGGCATACATCCACCAACAGCAACGGATAAAATTACCAAGGTAACGGAGGTTTCACCCGGTGATACGGGAAAAGATTTGTGGCTTTCTGCCATCGATACCTTCTTTTGTAAAGATGCAGAGCTTATCGAGTATGTCCAGCAAATTGTGGGACTGGCTGCTATCGGAAAGGTATATGTAGAAGCCCTTATCATAGCCTACGGTGAAGGTCGTAATGGGAAATCCACCTTCTGGAATGTTATCTCCCGAGTACTTGGCACCTATAGCGGCAACATATCAGCAGATACATTAACTGTCGGCTGCCGCCGGAATGTAAAGCCGGAAATGGCCGAGGCTAAAGGGAAACGGCTGCTTATTGCCGCCGAGCTTGATGAAGGTATGCGGCTCAACACCTCCATCATCAAGCAATTATGCTCAACGGATGCGGTCTTTGCAGAAAAGAAATATAAAGATCCCTTCCAGTTTATTCCCAGCCATACCTTGGTGCTCTATACCAATCACCTACCCCGCGTCGGTGCCAATGATCCCGGTACCTGGCGCAGGCTCATTGTGATACCCTTTAACGCTCGCATTGAAGGAAACGACGATATCAAAAATTATGCAGACTACCTGCTGAAAAATGCAGGCGAGTATGTCCTGACTTGGATCATTGAAGGGGCACAGAAGATCATTCAAAAAAATTTTCAGCTTACCACACCAGCTTGTGTGCGGGAAGCCATCGGCTCGTATCGTGAAAACAACGACTGGCTCGGCCATTTCCTGGATGAGTGCTGTGAGCTTGGTAAAGCCTATCAGGAAAAATCCGGTGATTTTTATACTGCGTATCGAAACTTTTGTAATGTTACCGGTGATTATGTGCGAAATTCTGCCGATTTTTATACTGCCATTGAACAAGCCGGAATCGTACGGTTCAGAAATCGCCAAGGCCGGTTGTTCGCGGAATACGGCTGACAGAAAAAGCCATTTTAAACTAAAGCGTGACACCTCCGACACCTCCTACCCTAAAGTCTCTATAGGCCCTTAAAAATTAACCCCTATAGGAAGTTATAGTAACCAGGTGTCGGGGGTGTCACACATCTTGATGAAAAGTCGATACTAAACACTCTGACGGAGGAAATCATGCGAGAAAAAATAATCGAACAGCAGCTTGTACATGCTGTAAAACATAAAGGTGGTATCTGTCCCAAATTCGTCTCCCCCGGATATGACGGGATGCCTGATAGATTGGTGCTGCTGCCCCATGGACGCATTGCCTTTGTGGAGCTTAAAGCACCCGGAAAGAAAATGCGACCGCTGCAGGTACATCGGAAGCGCCAGTTAGAAGCACTTGGCTTTCCGGTATACTGCATCGACAATAGTACGCAGATAGGAGGAATACTGGATGCAATACAAGCCCCATAATTATCAAACCTATGCCACAAACTTCATCCTAAAAAATCCAACGGCTGCCATTCTACTGGATATGGGATTGGGAAAAAGCGTCATTACCTTAACCGCTATAGAGCAATTAATTTATGACAGTTTTGATGTCCATCGCGTGTTGGTGATCGCACCCCTACGTGTAGCACGAGATACTTGGCCAGCGGAAATTCAGAAATGGGACCATCTGCATGACTTAACGTATACCGTTGCTATTGGTACGGCTACGGAACGAAAAACCGCACTCTTGCAGCAGGTCAATATCCATATTATCAATCGTGAGAATGTGCCTTGGTTGATAAAAGATTCCGGCATCCCCTTTCATTACGACATGCTGGTAATCGATGAGCTTTCTTCATTTAAATCATATCAAGCAAAACGGTTTCGGAGCTTGTTAAAAGTTCGTCCCAAGGTAAAACGTATCGTAGGACTGACAGGTACGCCTTCTTCAAATGGCCTGATGGATCTATGGGCAGAGTTTCGCCTGTTGGATATGGGACAGCGACTTGGTCGTTTTATCACCCATTACCGGAGTGAATTTTTCCAACCGGATAAACGGAACCAACAGATGATCTTTTCTTACAAGCCAAAACCCGGTGCGGAAGAAGAAATCTATCGACGTATTGCAGACATCACCATTTCCATGAAAAGCAAGGAGTATCTGACCATGCCAGCATTAGTACGAAATGAAATCCATGTACAGTTATCAAAGCCAGAACGAAACATGTATGACACCATGTGTTCCCAGCTTGTGCTTTCACTAGATGGGAAAGAAATTGATGCCGTAAATGCGGCTGCCCTATCAAACAAGCTATGCCAGATGGCAAACGGCGCCGTCTACGATGAGGAAAAACGAATCATTCCCATTCATGACCGAAAGCTCGATGCCCTGGAGGATATCCTTGAAGGTGCCAATGGCAAACCCGTATTGATTGCATACTGGTTCAAGCATGACTTGATACGGATCCAGCAGCGGTTTACCGTGCGAGAAATCAAGACTTCACAAGATATAACAGATTGGAACGCTGGTGTTATTCCCGTTGCTATCCTCCACCCCGCCTCCGCCGGGCATGGTCTAAACCTGCAACAAGGCGGCTCCACCCTCGTCTGGTTTGGACTAACCTGGAGCTTGGAATTATACCAACAAACGAATGCCCGTCTCTGGCGGCAAGGACAAACCGATACGGTCATCATTCATCACATCCTGACTGCCGGAACCATAGATGAAACCATTATGAAATCATTAAAAGAAAAAAACAAAACCCAGGCTGCACTGATTGAGGCAGTCCGGGCCAACTTGCAAGGAGGCAGCCTATGAGTGTTATCTGGAAATACCTGAATAAACGGAGCGGCGCCATTGATGCCATCCGGGATTACGACAGCATGAACTTTATCATCGAAAACACCAGCGAAGACATCAAGCAGGCATATGCTGCCATGACCAGCCTGCATCCGTCCGGTTTCGATGGGATGCCGCACTCCAGCAACCCGCATGCCGTAGAAGATCATATCATCTCCGGTCTGGCAGACATCGACATCCTGAAAGAACGGTACCGGCAGGCTGTCGAGTACATGGCATGGTTCCAGCCTGCATGGGAAAAGCTGAGCAGCGACGAGCAATACGTGCTGCAAACTTTTTATGCCGACGAGGATGCACAGACGAGTGCCGTCTATGCCATCGCTGATCATTTCCACATCGAGCGGTCGTCTGCCTACAAAAGGAAGAATCGTGCATTAGCTAAGTTTGCCATCCTTTTGTTTGGGAAGACATGATGTCCAAAATCGCGGACGCATTTATCCATTTGACGTGTTATACTAATAGCATGAAAGTGTGAGAGAAGCCTTCGAGGGAGCAAATCCTTTGGAGGCTTTTGCTATGTGTTTATTATATTGACATTGTGTTGACATCAGCCAAAAATAATGCTATATTCAAGACAGAAATGGAGGTGTTGAATATGGTAAATACAAATTTGAATATCCGGACGGATAAGGAAGTCAAAAATCAGGCTGAGAAAATATTCAATGCTCTGGGAATGAATATGACGACGGCGGTAAACATATTCTTAAAAACAACGATACGAGAAAATGGCATTCCCTTCCGTCTCACTCTTGACGTTCCTAATGCAACAACTAGATCTGCCATTGAAGAAGGCAAACGAATCGCCATTGATAAAAAAGTAAAAGGGTATACCAATATGACAGATTTGCGTGTGGCCCTTGAAAAATGAAGTACGAAGTAAAATTCACCACTCAATTTAAGAAAGATTTGAAATTGGCAAAGAAGCAGAACAAAGATATAGATGTGCTGTTCTCTGTCATTGAGCAATTGGCCCAAGGAAAACAATTGGATGAAAAATATAGAGACCATGATTTAGGTGGAACATACAAAGGTTGCCGGGAATGCCATATTGATCCAGATTGGCTTCTCATTTATGAAACAAGAGATGATGTACTTGTTCTTCTTTTGTATCGTTTGGGCAACCATTCCCAATTATTTTAGCAGCATGAGTAATATCGCGGACGCATGTACCTGCTTAACGTGTGATATACTAATAGCATAAAAGTGTAAGAGAAGCCTTCGAGGGAGCAATCCTTTGAAGGCTTTTGCTATGTCTGGAGATGAGAACTTTGCCATGGAAACCAAAGAAACCGTGCGCCTACCCCGGCTGCAAGGAGCTGACCGTGAACCGGTACTGCGAGCAGCACCAGAAGCTGATGGATAAATACTATGACACCTACCAGCGCAGCCCTGTCGTCAAGAAACGATACGGCAGAGCATGGAAACGCATCCGGGACCGCTACATCGGAAAGCATCCCCTGTGTGAGATGTGCCTGAAGAACCATAAGACCACACCGGCAACGGAGGTGCACCATATCCGTCCCCTCTCCCGTGGCGGCACCCATGACGAGGATAACCTTATGTCGCTGTGCAAGCCGTGCCACTCAAAGATCACCGCCGAGATGGACGACCACTGGCATCATGCCAGAAAGGAATACCACTACGAATGACTACGCTCTGCCAGGAGGGGCGGTCAAAATCTCTGGCGCACCCAAATGCTAGACCGGTGCTGGGGTCACACGCACAAAAATTGCAGTTCAAACGGGGGATTTACCGCATGGGAAAGGAGTTGAACAGCCATGGCCAAGGACGGAACCAATCGCGGCGGCAGACGGATCCGCGCCGGAGACAAGCCGGAGGCGCTGGCCGATAAAATCGACAAGGGAAAAGCAGCCACCATTATCGACCTGCCGACGCCTGCCTTAGAAGGTGCCGAGTTAAACGATGCCGCAGATCTCACCGGCGAGGATATGCCGAATCCCAGTGACTATTTGTCTGCCCGGCAGCGGGACGGCAAGCCGCTCGGTGCCGACGACCTGTTTCGCCAGACCTGGAAATGGCTGAAGGACCGCGGCTGCGAACGGCTCGTCAATCCCCGGCTGCTGGAAGCCTATGCCCAGGCATTTGCCCGGTATATCCAGTGCGAGGAAGCCATCAGCACGTATGGACTGCTCGGCAAGCACCCCACGACCGGCGGTGCCATTACCAGTCCGTTTGTGCAGATGAGCCAATCATTTCAAAAACAGGCGAACCTGCTCTGGTACGAGATTTTCGATATCGTCAAGCAGAACTGTACCACAGCATTTGTAGGAAGTCCGCAGGATACGATGATGGAACACCTGTTGCAGGCACGGAAAGGAAAATAATTATGGAATTGATCAAAAAGAACATACAAGACCTTATCCCGGCAGCCTATAATCCGAGAAAGGATTTGCAGCCGGGCGATCCGGAATATGAAAAATTGAAACGCTCGCTGGACGAGTTCGGCTACGTCGAACCGGTTATCTGGAACAAGCGCACCGGCAACGTGGTCGGCGGGCACCAGCGCCTGAAGGTGCTCCAGCAGGAGGGCATCTCGGAAATTGACTGCGTCGTCATCGACATGGACACCGAAAAGGAAAAAGCCCTAAACATCGCCCTTAATAAAATCAGCGGCGATTGGGATACGGATAAATTAGCCCTACTCATTACCGATCTGCAGGGCAGCGACTTTGATGTATCGCTTACCGGCTTTGATCCAGCAGAACTGGACGACCTGTTCAAGGACGATATAAAGAATGGTGTACATGAGGATGACTTTGATGTGGATGCCGAACTCAAAAAGCCGGTATTTTCCAAGGCAGGTGATATGTGGCAGTTGGGAATCCATCGCCTGCTCTGCGGCGACAGCACCCAGCCGGAAACATACCAGCGATTGCTGCAGGGAACACCGGTCAATCTGGTGGTCACCGATCCGCCATATAATGTCAACTACGAAGGCCGGGCCGGAAAAATCAAGAACGATCACCTGCAGGACGACAAGTTCTACCAATTCTTATATGATGCGTTTTCCTGCATGCACATCGTCATGGCAGACGATGCCAGCATCTATGTGTTTCACGCCGACACCGAGGGACTTAACTTTAGGAAAGCCTTCTCGGATGCCGGTTTTTATTTATCCGGCTGCTGCATTTGGAAGAAGCAATCGCTGGTGCTGGGATGCTCTCCCTATCAGTGGCAGCACGAGCCGGTGCTCTACGGCTGGAAGAAGAAAGGAAAGCACGAGTGGTACACCGGACGGAAGGAATCGACTATCTGGGAGTTTGATAAACCGAAGAAGAATACGGACCATCCCACCATGAAACCAATACCGCTTTTAGCCTATCCCCTCCTAAATTCCAGCATGACCGGCTGCACTGTGCTGGATCCGTTCGGCGGCAGCGGTTAGACGCTGCTGGCCTGTGAGCAAACGAAGCGACGCTGCTACATGGTGGAACTGGATGAAAAGTTCTGTGATGTCATTGTGAAACGGTATATCGAACAGGTCGGCTCGAGCGAACAGGTAACCGTGACACGGAATGGAAAAACGTATACCTATACTGAAGTGGAGGCAACATGATGCGTGTATTTATCAACCCCGGGCATGACCGGGAACGGGACAGCGGTGCAGTAAACCCAAACACCGGACTGCGGGAATGTGATGTGGCGGCTGCAATCGGCAGCCTCGTCAAAACATATCTGGAAACGGCAGGCTGTGAGGTGCAGCTCCTGCAAAGCGATAATCTGGCAGGAGAAACACCGGATCTGCCTTGCGTGGTGGATACGGCAAATGCATGGTCTGCTGATGTATTCGTCAGTTTGCACTGCAACTCCGACAGCGGCTACGCCCGCGGTACAGAAACGCTTATCTATGCCAACGATAGCGGTCTATCTCCGCAACTTGCCGCCTGCATCCAGTCGCAGATCGTGCAGAGTCTCGGCACGGTGGATCGTGGCCTGAAGGAGCGGCCCAATCTCATCGTGCTGAAAGATACCACAATGCCCACCGTTCTGGTGGAAACAGCTTTTATTGATAACGAGGATGATGCCGCGCTGCTCACAAATAACGCGGATGATTTCGCCCGGGCCATTGCCCGCGGCATAACAGATTTTGAAGGGAGATAGAAAAAATGGATATTGAAACGATTAAAAATGAAATTAAGGAACATATTTTGGATTCGGTGCAGGAGGATGCCAAGAACGCCACCATTTACTGGCTGGATACAACGGTGCTTCCGGCAGCCAAGGAAGTGGCGGATGCCTACACAGCCGCCTTGCAGGAATCTGCCGGTAAGGAAACCGGCTGGAATAAGTTCCGCGATCAATGCTTTCTGCCGACGCTGATTGATGGCGGACTGTGGCTGACCGGAAAGCTGCTCGGCAAAATGTCGGCAGTACAAGAATAATACGTGTAATTTGTGGTACAAACCCCTTGCAATAATCGCCGGTTAGAGTGATATATGTACATGACAAAAAACGAAAGGGGTTTACTACCATGAAGATTATGTACCATGCACAAGGAAAAACACGCAAGGAACTGGCCGATGCCATCAGCACCATTACCGGAGCCGCCAAAGTGTATAAGGGGATTCCAAGCTATGCCTACGAAATTGACTGCTTTACAGTCGACCGCGACGGCAATCTTAATTTTGATGACGGTACAGAAATTAAGGATTTGCTCGAGAAACTAGACGGCATGGGATTCCATGCAGAACCAGCCGAACCAATAGGGAAAGAACCTGACGATTCGGCGTCTAAGCAGGAGAACATAGACGACTTGGTGATTGCCATGCCGCGTTCCTTCTTCACCGATACGGCACTGGAAAACCTGAAGAAGCTGATTCAGGCCAAGAGCAGCATTATGTTAAAAGTTTTCCAAACTGATGTGCTGCGGATGCAGGTAACGGAGGATAAAGTGTTATTTCCCTGGTTTACCGGCTGCCCGGATGCCGATACGGTTAAAGCCTACACCCATTTCATTACCGCCCTATGCCATCTGGCCAAGAAACAGAAACGGGTGCTGGCAACAGAGCATCCATCAATCAACGAGAAATACGATTTCCGCTGCTTTCTGCTACGGCTTGGCTTCATCGGCAAAGAATACAAGGACGAACGGAAGCTGCTCCTGCAGCACCTTTCCGGCTCCTCGGCCTTTAAAAACGGCAGAAAGGAACAACACCATGATGAGATATCCGAATAAAATCAGGAAGAAATAATCACACAATATCATATTTGTATACCAAGACTGCCCACTTCGGCGGTCTTTTTTGTTGCTGCAAAGGAGGTGACGCTGTTTGCGAACGCTGAAACGCTATCGTTCTACGAAATTCAAGGCCAAGGATTCCAAATACAACAAGACTATGGCGGACTATGCCGTGTCCTTTATCGAATGTCTCTGTCATACCAAGGGCACCTGGGCAGGTAAACCGTTCGAACTGATCGACTGGCAGGAGCAGATCATCCGTGATGTGTTCGGCATCTTAAAGCCGAACGGCTATCGGCAGTTCAATACCGCCTACATCGAGATTCCCAAGAAGCAGGGCAAGTCGGAACTGGCGGCAGCGGTAGCACTCCTCTTATGCTGCGGCGACGGAGAACAGCGCGCCGAAGTGTATGGCTGCGCTGCCGACCGCCAGCAGGCATCCATTGTCTTTGAAGTAGCGGCGGATATGGTGCGGATGTGTCCGGCCTTATCCAAACGGGTGAAACTCTTGGCTTCGCAGAAGCGAATCATTTACCTGCCCACGCACAGCTTTTATCAGGTACTATCTGCCGATGCCTACAGCAAGCACGGTTTTAACGTAAGCGGTGTGATCTTCGATGAGCTGCACACGCAGCCGAACCGGAAGTTGTTTGATGTCATGACCAAAGGTTCCGGCGATGCCCGAACGCAGCCGTTGTACTTTCTCATTACCACAGCCGGGACGGATACCCATTCCATCTGCTATGAAACCCACCAAAAGGCACTGGATATTATCGCAGGCCGTAAGATTGATGCCACCTTCTATCCGGTGATATACGGTGCCAAGGATACGGACGACTGGACGGATGTCAAAGTGTGGAAGAAGGCCAATCCCTCGCTCGGCATTACGGTCGGCATGGACAAGGTCAAGGCGGCCTGCGAATCCGCCAGACAGAATCCTGCCGAGGAGAACGCCTTCCGGCAGCTTCGTTTGAACCAATGGGTCAAGCAGGCGATCCGCTGGATGCCGATGGACAAATGGGACGCTTGCGCGTTTCCCGTACAGCCGGATGAGTTAAAAGGACGCGTCTGCTATGGTGGCTTGGACTTATCCTCCACGACGGATATCACGGCCTTTGTGCTGGTGTTTCCGCCGCAGGATGAGGCAGACAACTATGTCGTGCTGCCCAACTTCTGGATACCGGAGGAAAACGTATCGCTGCGCGTCCGGCGGGACCATGTTCCTTATGACGTATGGCAGAAGCAGGGATTCCTGCATACGACGGAAGGAAATGTTGTCCATTACGGCTACATTGAAAAGTTCATCGAAACCATGGGCGAGCAGTACAACATCCGGGAGATCGCCTTCGACCGTTGGGGTGCGGTGCAGATGGTGCAGAACCTCGGGGGCATGGGATTTACCGTCGTCCCGTTCGGGCAGGGATTCAAGGATATGAGCCCTCCTACCAAGGAACTGATGAAGCTGACGCTGGAAAAGAAGATCGCCCACGACGGGCAGCCGGTACTGCGCTGGATGATGGACAATATCTTCATCAAATCCGATCCTGCGGGCAATATCAAGCCTGATAAAGAAAAATCCACAGAGAAGATAGACGGCGTAGTCGCTACGATAATGGCGCTAGACCGCGCAATTCGCTGTGGAAATGATACGAGTGAAAGTGTATATGACAAACGTGGCTTATTGGTCTTGTGAAATTTCCATAACCGCTCGGCAAATCTGCATGGTTGCGGGTGCTGCAGAATCAAAGTAATAGCAACTTCCGCTCTTGAAATACTTAGCTCTGGAAGACCTCGACAATTCTTTTTGTGTCTTTGTCTTTGGTTCAACGGGTACGTATCCGAACGGGGCGAGTATTGTTTTAATCATACATCCCACAACTGTTCTGCGCTGGTCATTAGTTAAGTCGAAATCAGATGCTTTGTTTCTGTCGTAATAATCTTCTACAACTGAGTATGTTGCTTCAATAGCTGGTCTCCCTGCTTCGGAAGCATCGATCATTGCGATAATGTTTCTATCGGACGACAACAAACGGAATGTTGCTTGAGCATGTTGATTTGAAATAAGGTCTTTCCCGCATTTCGGATTTTCGTCAAGAAAAGTTTGATAGGTTGATTTCATTTTTGTTTTCTCCTTATAAATTTATAGTAACCAATATTGGATGCTTTTATTGTAAAGCATCCGAATTCAGTTGTAAATACTCTTTGCAATTTTTTTGGAGGTGATACCATTGCATATATTATCTGGCCTATTTCGTTCGCGCGACAAGCCGAAGAACTACCTGTCTACAGCCTTTACATTCCTGTTCGGCCCGACCTCCTCTGGAAACGTGGTGACCGAACGAACCGCCATGCAGACAACGGCGGTCTATGCCTGCGTCCGAGTGCTGTCCGAAGCTATCGCCGGACTGCCACTTAATCTATACCGGTATACACCAGATGGCGGCAAGGAGAAAGCCATCAACCATCCATTGTACAACCTGCTTCATGATGCCCCTAATCCGGAGATGACGAGTTTCATCTTCCGGGAAACGCTCATGAGCCATCTGTTGTTATGGGGCAATGCCTACGCACAGATCATCCGGAACGGCACCGGGCAGCCGATTGCACTGTACCCACTGCTTCCCAGCAAGATGGATGTCAGTAGGGCTGCCAACGGACAGCTTATCTACACCTACTCCAAGGACTCGGATGAGTTCGGTGCGGATAACCGCTGCCAGCAGATTTTCCTGTCGCAGGATGAGGTGCTGCATGTTCCGGGCCTCGGGTTTGACGGACTTATCGGTTACAGTCCGATCGCCATGGCCAAGAATGCCATCGGCATGTCGCTGGCAGCCGAGCAGTACGGTGCGTTATTCTTTGCCAACGGTGCTACTCCGGGCGGCATCCTGGAGCATCCCGGCATCGTGAAGGATCCGGTCAAGCTGCGGGAAAGCTGGCATGCCCAATTTTCCGGCACGAACCGGCATAATGTAGCTGTGTTGGAGGAAGGTATGACCTTCCAGCAGTTATCCATTCCGCCGGATCAGGCACAGTTTCTTGAAACACGGAAGTTCCAAATCGATGAAATTGCCCGTATTTTTCGGGTACCGCCGCATATGGTCGGGGATCTGGAGAAATCCACCTTCTCCAATATCGAGCAGCAGTCGCTGGAATTTGTCAAATACACCTTGAATCCCTGGTGCGTCCGCTGGGAGCAGGCCATGAACCAGCAGTTGGTGCTGCCGTCGGAACGCTCGCAGGTCTTTACGAAGTTTAATGTGGACGGTCTGCTGCGCGGCGACTATCAGAGCCGTATGAATGGGTATGCCATCGGCAGGCAGAACGGCTGGCTCTCCGCCAACGACATCCGGGAGCTTGAGGATATGAACCGCATCCCCACCGAGCAAGGCGGCGATACGTATCTGGTCAACGGCAATATGCTGCCGCTGGACAAGGCAGGAAAATTTTATACCGAAAGCGAGGGAAAAACCCCATGAAGAAGTTTTGGAACTGGAATACCGATGACGATACCGGACGCATCCTTACCATTGACGGTACCATTGCCGAGGAAAGCTGGTTCGATGACGAGATAACGCCGAAACTGTTTAAAAACGAACTGGCATCCGGACAGGGCAATGTCACCTTGTGGCTGAATTCGCCCGGCGGTGACTGTGTAGCAGCCAGCCAGATCTATGCCATGCTGATGGATTATGCCGGGCAGGTTCATGTCAATATCGACGGAATCGCGGCTTCGGCAGCCTCCGTGATTGCCATGGCAGGCACAACCGTCAATATGGCACCGACTGCACTGATGATGATTCACAATCCGTTCACGATCGCCATGGGCGACACCGATGAAATGGAACGGGCCATTTCCATGTTATCCGAGGTCAAGGAATCCATTATTAATGCCTATGAATTAAAGACCGGCCTTTCCCGCACCCAGCTATCCCATCTAATGGATGCCGAGACCTGGATGAATGCAGGAAAAGCAATCGAACTCGGCTTTGCCGACAGCATTTTGACTGATAGTGATAGTAAACAAATGCATGATGCTGCCAGTATGGGAAGTTATTCTTTTTCCCGGCGGCAGGTCACCAATGCGTTACTCAATAAGGCCATCGCCAAGCAGACCAAGCCAACACCGGCAGCAAACAAAACAACTATATCCGTAGCGTCGCTGCAGCAGCGGCTGTCGCTCTTAACACATTAAATGGAGGTACCAATATGAGTAAACTATTAGAACTGCAGGAAAAACGTGCTAATATCTGGGAGCAGGCCAAGGCATTCCTGGATGAAAAACAGGCAGCCGGTGACACGCTTTCCACCGAAGATGCCGCCACCTATGACAAGATGGAAGCCGATGTCATGGCGCTGGGCAAGGAAATCGACCGACTGAAAACGCAGGCTGCCATTGATCTTGAATTAAGCAGGCCGGCTTCAACCGCTATTGTGAACAAGCCTGCAAAACAGGATGTAACTAAGCATGGCAGGTTCAGCGACGCCTATGCACCCGCCTTTTGGGACAGCATGCGCGGCAAGTCCCGTCCGGAAATCCGCAACACCTTAAAGGAAGGGGCCGATCCACAGGGCGGCTACCTCGTACCGGACGAATTCGAACGAACGCTGATCCAGATGCTGGCCGAGGAAAATGTGCTGCGCTCTTTGTCTCATGTGATCCAGACCGCCAGCGGCGACCATAAGATTCCGGTCGTTGCCAGCGAGGGAACCGCCGCATGGACGGATGAAGAAGCCGCCTACACCGAAAGCAACACCACCTTCGGCCAGGTGTCCATCGGGGCGCATAAGCTGGGTACGCTCGTCAAGGTATCCGAAGAACTGTTGAACGATTCTGCCTTCGACCTGGAAGGATACATGGCGCAGGAGTTCGCCAGAAGGCTGGGCAATGCCGAAGAAGAAGCCTTCCTCACCGGCACCGGAACGGATCGTCCGTCCGGCATCCTCGTTGATGCCGCCGGTGCTTCGGATGGCTCGACTGCCGCCTCTGCTACGGCGATTACCTTTGACGATTTGATCGAGTTGTACTATTCGCTCCGCGAGCCGTACCGCAAGTCGGCTACCTTGCTGCTGCATGAAAGCACCGTCAAGGCCATCCGGAAGCTGAAGGATACGCAGGGCCAGTACATCTGGCAGCCTTCCGTCAGCGCCGATGTGCCGGATAAGATTCTGAACTGCCCGGTTGTTACCAGCCGGTATATGCCGCAGATGGCAGCCGATGCCAAGACGGTGCTGTTCGGTGATTTCTCCTACTACTGGATTGCCGACAGGCAGGGCCGCACCTTTAAGCGTTTGAACGAATTATACGCGGTTACTGGTCAGGTCGGTTTTCTCGGCTCCCAGCGCGTCGATGCCAAGATCGTATTGCCGGAAGCCATCAAGACGCTCAAACAGGCCAGCAAATAACAGAAGGAAGGTGGCAGCATGGCAGTAACACGGGATGAAGCTAAATTATACCTGCGTATTGATAATGATGTGGAGGATGCTTTGATCGACAGTCTGATTCAGTCCTCCACGACGACGGTAGAAAATGTACTGCGCCATCCGCTGAGCGACTACACGACACTGCCGGAGGACATCAAGACGGCCATTCTGTATGGTGTGGCTTATCTGTATGAGAACCGGGATACGGCGGACTTCGATGCCATGATCAAGCTCATGAGGGCCATGCTGTTTTCCTATCGGGATGAGGTGTTCTGATGGATATCGGGGAAATGAAGCAGCGGATTGAGTTTATGGTGGAGGAGAATGTCTCTGATGGGCAGGGCGGGTATGATACCACGCTGGTCAGCAAGGGCAGTACCTGGGCCAAGGTAACCAATATCCACGGCGGGGAGTATTTTTTTGCCGCAGCCGTCCATCTGGAAAAGGATGTGTCATTTGTTATCCGATACCGCTCGGATATCTCGGAAAAATGGAACATTAAGTTCCGCGGGCAGAAGTATAACATCCAGTTTATCGATAATGTGAAATACGGGGACCAGTATCTGGAAATCAAGGCTACCCTGGCGGGGTGATGCGAATGACATGGAATGAAATACGAATCGGGTGTGCGGTGATCGGTGCCTGGCTGGGATGGTTCATCGGCGGCTTTGACAATCTGCTCTATGCCCTGCTGACATTCGTCTGTCTGGATTATGTTACCGGTGTATTATGTGCCTGCCGGGAACGGCAGCTATCCAGTGAGATCGGCTTTATGGGCATCTGCCGGAAGGTGCTTCTTTTTGTGCTCGTCGGTGTGGCCCATACGCTGGATGAGACAATGCTCGGTTCCGGCAGCGCCTTGCGGACTGCCACCATCTTGTTCTATCTGTCCAACGAGGGACTTTCCATTGTGGAAAATGCCGCACGGATGGGACTTCCCATACCGGATCGGCTGCAGGAAGCATTGAAGCAGCTGCGGAAATAACAGAAGAATATATCTATTGGCCTGCTGGAGTCTCATCACTCTGGCAGGTCTTTTTTTATGTCTTGGGTTCGAATAGCAGCTTATTTCATCGACTACAGATATAAGGGCTAACAAAATAGGTTTACTTTCCCCTATTTCATGGCCTATCTGTAAGGAGATGATTTGCCATGAACGAACAACTAAGCAACCATACACTTGAAGCAAATAAGCTACAAGCCGAAGCAAGGTCAATATCACAGGAACAACTGCAGCACGAAGTCGATTATCTCCGTGCCCAACACATACTGCAGTCCCTATTCCATAAAGGCCTGCTTTCTGCTAATGAATTTTCCAAAATAACGGCAGTAAACCGAAAAACATTTTCACCGGTATTAGCGGCTATATTGCCCTCTATTCCTTGATATATCCGGCATATAGAGGTACTATGTCACACTACAAGGAGGTGAAAATCCATGAAAACGGTGACAAAAATCGGAGGCCAGCTTGTATTTCCTACACCAAAACATAAGCTGCGGGTAGCGGCCTACTGCCGGGTATCCACTGATAGTGAGGAGCAATTAGTCAGCCTTGCCACACAACGAAAGCACTATGAAAGCTACATTACAGCAAATCCGGACTGGGAGTTTGCCGGTATTTATTATGATGAAGGCATTACCGGCACGAAAAAAGAAAAGCGTCCGGCCCTACTCCGCCTGATAGATGATTGCGAGCATAAAAAAATAGACTTCATTGTGACAAAGTCTATCAGCCGGTTTGCCCGCAATACCACCGATTGTCTGGAACTGGTCCGTAAATTACTGGAGCATACCGTTTATATTTATTTTGAAAAGGAAAACCTGAATACCGGATCGATGGAAAGCGAGCTCATGCTATCGATTCTAAGCGGCCTAGCGGAAAATGAATCGGTATCGATTGCCGAAAACAGCACCTGGTCCATACAGCGCCGTTTCCAAAATGGCACCTTTAAACTTGCTTACGCCCCATATGGGTATGATGTAATAGAGGGAAAACTGGTGCTGCAGCCGGAGCAAGCTACAATTGTAAAAGCTATGTTTGATCAAACACTCGCCGGTATTGGCACGGATGCCATTGCCAAGGAATTAAATGCAAAGAAAATTCCGGCTAAACGCGGTACCCATTGGACTGCAACAACCATTCGCGGCATATTGAAAAACGAGAATTACACTGGGGATGCTATTTTCCAGAAAACCTATACCGATTCACATTTTAATCGTCATCATAACCATGGTGAGAAAGATAAATACCGGGTGGAACACCACCACGAAGCTATCATCACCAAGGACATATTTGAAGCGGCCCAGCAGGTCATCCGGCAGCGTGGCAAAGAAAAAGGTGCGCTGCCACAGAATAAAAAGTACCAGAACCGTTATCCGTTTTCTGGTGTCATTCGATGTCATCAATGTGGTGCTACCTTCAAGCGGCGGATCCAAGGCGGTCGCAATTCCTATATAGCTTGGTGCTGCGCCACCCATGTAGCAGATGCCACAAAATGCTCGTTAAAATACATCAAAGAAACGGCACTGGAATATGCCTTTGTTACGATGATGAATAAGCTCATCTTTGGTCATGCCTTTGTTTTAAAACCGCTGCTTGCTAGTTTGCGTACCCTCCATTCGAACGACAGCATCACCGTCATTCAAGATTTAGACACAAAGCTGGCGGAAAATGCCGAGCATCAAAAAACACTGGCGTACCTGCTGACAAAAAAATATCTAGAGCCTGCGATGTACCAGAAAGGAAATAACGAGCTACTGCAGGAAGCTGAACAATGGCAGCACCAAAAAGATTCCCTTGTAGATTTTTTGAATGATGATAATAAAACGGTCCATGAAACGAGAGAATTACTGCAGTATACTTGTAAGGCGAAAATGCTAACGGGCTTTGACGAAGCAGTATTCCAACAATTTGTAGAACAAATTCTGGTCTACTCTCGAACGAACATCGGCTTTAAGCTAAAATGCGGCATTACGCTACGGGAAAGGCTGGTGTAAGCTATGAGCCATACACCGTTTGGGTACCGGATTAAAAATGGCAAAGCAATAGTGGATGTGGAGGAAGCCGAAAAAATACGAGTGCTGTTCCAAGCCTATCTTGCCGGGGCTGCACTGACTACGGCTGCGAAAGAGGCAGCGATCCACGCCTTCCACAGTGGTATCCGCCATATCCTGCAAACGACGCATTATATCGGTGATGATTATTATCCGGCTATTATTGATGCCGATACGTTTACTGCGGCACAAAAGGAAATCACCAGCCGGGCCAAAAAACTGGGGCGCATCCGGGAACCTAAAAAAGCGTCACCGGTTCTATACCCCACCACCTTCTCCCTTGCAGAAAAAACGCAAACCTATACTGATCCATTTCAGCAAGCTGAATATGCCTACAGTTTAATAGAAAGTGAGGAATCCATATATGGAATTACAGACGCGGAATGTCACGATCATTCCGGCACGAACCTATCTACACCGAAGCCATACTGAAGAAAAGCCAAAATGCCGTGTGGCTGCTTATTGCCGGGTTTCTACCGACAGCGACGAGCAGGCCACCAGTTATGAAACACAAATTGAGCACTACACCACCTACATCCACAATCATCCAGACTGGAAATTAGCCGGGATCTACGCTGATGATGGGATATCCGGTACCAATACCAAAAAGCGGGATGAATTTAATCGCATGATCGAAGATTGCATGGCAGGTACGATTGATATGATTATTACCAAATCCATCAGTCGATTTGCCCGCAACACGCTGGACTGCCTAAAATACATCCGGCAGTTAAAGGACAAGCACATTCCCGTCTTTTTTGAGAAGGAAAATATTAATACGATGGACTCTAAAGGCGAGGTGCTGCTTACTATTATGGCATCCCTAGCCCAGCAAGAAAGCCAATCCCTAAGCCAGAATGTGAAGCTGGGCCTGCAGTACCGCTACCAACGGGGTGAAGTACAAATCAACTGCAATCATTTTCTCGGTTATGCCAAGGATGAAAATAAACACATGGTCATAGTTCCGGAGGAAGCAGAAATCGTAAAACGCATTTACCGGGAATACCTTGAAGGTGCCAGTATGCTAAAAATCGCCCGCAATTTAACAGCGGACGGGTTAAAAAACGGTGCTGGTCACACCAAATGGCGAGACAGTAATATCAGACAGATTTTGCAAAATGAAAAATATATGGGTGATGCCCTCTTGCAAAAAACCTATACGGTGGATTTCCTTACCAAAAAGCGCGTCAAGAATACTGGCATCATGCCACAGTATTATGTAAAAGATAACCATGAGGCCATTATCCCCCGCGACATATTTCTGCAGGTGCAGGAAGAAATGGTACGGCGAAGTTCTATTCACTTGAAAAACGGGAGGAAGTTGACCTACAGCAGCAACCATTGTTTTTCCCAACGGATACGCTGTGGTAAATGTGGCGAGATATTCCGCCGGATACACTGGAACAACCGAGGAAAGAAATCCATCGTCTGGCGCTGTGTCAATCGAGTAGACCATACAGGTAAATGCGATGCCCGCACCATATCTGAATTTGCACTCGAGCAGGTCTGTCTAACAGCCATCAATCAGGTGCTATGCGGAAAGAAGGATTTTCTTGCCATGCTGCAGCATAATATCGAAACCGTTCTCAGCCATAACAATGATGAAACGCTGGCAACTATCGATACCCGATTGGAAGAACTGCAAACACAGCTTGTAAAGTTAGCAAGTTCCAAGGCTGGCTACGACGATGTTGCCGAAGAAATCTACCACCTGCGCGAACAAAAACAGCAAGCGCTGGCGAAAAATGCCAATCAGGATGAAATCCGCAGCCGTATAGAAAATATGGCTACATTCCTAAAAACAACATCCACTGCCATCACCCAGTTTGATGATTACCTCGTCCGGCAGCTAATTAAAACCATTACGGTGTTTGAGGATAGCTGTACCGTAGAATTCAAATCGGGTGTGACAGTGGATGTGGAGAAATAATCATAAACATAACAAAATGTTCCCTATAAAATTTTAAACATAAGATTGCTCACAAAAGTATTAATCAAATTGCTCAAGCAAGACAATCTTCAATACCATATTTTAAAATCAATCTTGCAAACTGTGTCCCATTAATAAGAATAATATCATGTGATTCAGCCATCATTTTGGCTTCCTTGTCAAAACAGTCTGTTGTATTAATCAATATGCAAATAGCTGATAAATTATCAGTCCTTTTCTGTTCTATCAGTTGTTTAATTCCATCTATTGCATTAGCATCATGGCCTCGTTTGTTTTTAGCTTGAATCCAGACTTGAGGAAAAGGTGTATCTTCTAAAATACCATCTAAAAGTGGAACAGATGGCATAGCAAACACTAAATCAATATCGCCACCTTTGTTATTATGCCGATTTCTTTTGATGAGTGTAAAACCATTTTTTTCGAACAACGATTGAATTAACTTTTCTAATTTATCTGCTCCCCAATTATTAATTGTATTGGGAATCCATTTTTTTAAGTCTTTAAAGGGTTGAGAATCCTCCAACCCTAATGCTGCTAGTTCATCTTGGGATGTTGTTAAATTCTTATTAGAATCTTGCAATAACGTATTAATTGCATTTTGAAATTTTTTATCATATACACTGTTGATTGGAGATCGATAAGCACCAAATTTTTTGACTATTTTCCGGCTATCATCAGAATAGTCATAACCAACAGTTTTTTTATATTCCACAGGAATAATATGGCGGAAATCATCACCATTGTTAAATTTAGAATTTAAATCATCATCAAACCGATATGATCCATTTACAGTAAGGATTAAAAATTGTCGCCAATCTGGTGCTTTAGGGACAACAATAATATCACCATTGTTAAAATCCAACATTTTGCTAAGTGAACTATATTTTCGTTTACAATACGATATCTCACTACCTGGCCATATTTTATCCCATGCTTTCAAAAACGCAGATTCATCTTGATCAACCCTCAAGCTGTCTGTTCCCTGCTGCATTCCCCATCCTTGACGAAGTTCACCTTTATCAATAGCGGATCTAACAAGTGGCTGCCATGACTCTTCATAATTGATTCTAAAAACGTAGTATTTCGGCAT